TATTTTTTGGCTTAAAATAAATGTTTTTTGTTTTCTATTGAGTAAATGTCTATAATTCTATTGAGTATATAAAGAATATTTAACCCATCTTTTTATACCAAATTTAGTAATAAATTTATTTTCTTCTACTTAAAATTTTAGTTTTTGTCAAGGTAATTTATACAATCTATTTTAATTTTTATTAGGTAAGGTTCTCCTTCGTATAATTTTGATTTATATATATCTTTTCCTACTTTGTAGAAATCTAAAATATTATTTATAACTTCTTGAGGTGGTAAATTTTCAAATTCTAAAAATATTACTTCGTTGTCTAGTTTTTTGACTCTACTTAAATCTACTTTTGCCCAGTTAAAGTTACTGCAAAAATGAGTAGTAATTATTTCACCAGTTTCAGCTTTAACAGCCACATATTGTTGACCAATACCGCTATTAGAAATAGCAAAAACATATATTTTTTCTAGCATAATAATTATTTTAATAAATTTTTGATAATTTTAAATTCTTCTACTTTGGGTGTTGAGTGATAATGCCCGTCAGGGGTGGAAACTCCGCCAATTATTTTGATGTGTCTTTTTGCAGATGTTAAATTAAAAAATAACTTAGTGCCATATAAAATATCTTCGTAAGTTGATCTTCTTTTATCATTTATGAACTTTTGAATGATTTTATTATCCCAGTCAATCTTCCACAAAAATTTAGCTTTTTTCCATTTTTCATCAAGGTTTTTCATAAAATTATTTTAATAAATTTTCTGTTAAAAAAGACATAAATTTTACTTATTGTTGTTTTATGTCTAGAGATTCTATCAACATTGCAATTGTATAAGCTACCGTCACATTCATTATAAGCAATCCAGCCATAAAATTATCTTTTGTTGCTATTGTGTAGCCCATCCCAAATAAGATAGAGCTAGGGAATATTATTAGGAGTATTGTTAAGAAATTTATCAATAAATTTATCATACAAAATTTTACTTATTATTATTTAAAATAGTCATAATATTGTTTTTATACCAGCTAGCTATTAAATTGTCAGCTTTCCAATTTGGGTCGTAACAGCTTAATACAGTTTTTATAGGACTTTCTGGGCTGTAATCTTTGTATTTTTCAGATAATTCTTTGTATTCTTTTTCGTCAAGATTGTTTGTATCTAACAACCTAAAGAATAGTTTTTTTGTCTTTTTAGCTTCTTGATCAATTTCTAATATTCTACCAGTATAAGGGACATTGATTTTGTGCGGGTTGGTTTTTCTTATCTCTTCTTGTTTTTTGTAATCTACTACCCAATTTCTTAGTGAGTGCCTTGATATAGGTAGGTTTTTTGCAAATTGATATTCACTTACTCCACTTTTTAAAAAGTCTTTTGCTGTTTGGTTTCTTAGCTCTAATGGTGTGTGTTTGGTCATATTATTTAGTATTTTTAAGTTTATCTTTAAATTGTTTTCCAAGTGTAAAGTGTGCTGATTGTTTGGCTGGGATTGTCATTTTTTTACGAGTTCTGGGATTAACTCCTTTCCTTGATTTTCTTAAGATTGGAGCAAACTGTCCAAAACCTGTGATGCTGACAGTATTTCCCTCTGCGACTAATTCCATTATTAAATCTGTGAATCTTCCACAGACTGCTTCTGATTCTATGTTTGTTATTCCTAGCTCTACAGCTAATAATTGAATAAATTCAGGCTTTGAAATTTTAGACTTGGGTTGGTTTGTGTTGTTAAAAGCGACTATTGGTAGTTTTTTAAGTTTTGACATATATTTTTAGATTAAAATTGAAAATTCTCTGCTAAAAGCTGAGTTCATAAGCCAGCTCATCGCATAGTTGCTATTGTTGTCCCAGTTTGTAATAGAACTAGCATAAAATTTGCCGTTGTTTATTGTTTTACCTTCGGGGCAAAACTGCCAACCTCCCCTTGATAGGTGGCAAAGTTTGCTTGCCTTTCCTAAATATTGATTAGTCAAGGTTTGGTAAATTGCCTCTATTCCTTCGTTCCAGCTAGTAAAGGCTTGACAAGTCGGACAGCTGTCAGTATTGCCTACATTTCCTAAGTTATAAGGAGTTGTAAGATTCCGACCAAGAGAACTATCAGCAAAGGCTACAGCTACAGCAGAATAAGGATGTCTTTTGTATTTTACCCCCAAATCAAAAAAAGTTTCTGCTTCTTTTTCTGTTAATGGACTATTTTTTTCTTTGAAAAAGTATGTGATTCTGGTGATGATTTCTTGTTTGTCTATTGTTGTTGATTGTTTGATTATTTCAGTTTGTTTTGGTGGTTCGCTAGCTTGACTTGAGAAGCTAGATTTTTCATCTACTATTCCGCTTGCAAGGGCTGGAGGGTTGGTCTCTGTTTGGTTTGTATTAGTATTTGGAGTAGCTATAGAATAACCAAAGCCGATTAAAATTATTCCAGCTAATAAAATTACTGGTAACGGATATTTATTATTTGTTTTTGACATAAAAGTTTAATTAATTTTTAGAGTTTTCTGATTTCTGTAAAAAATCTATTGATCCAATTATTACAAATTTAAAAAGCAAACTGAAAAATATTATAAAAAAAAGATTTTTAAAAATATCAGATATTAAAATTAGTTTTATGTATTCTGGGAAATATCTTGACAATATTTTAGTAGTAGCCATACTCAACAAGAACGGAGCATAAAAAAAGTTGAGAGAATTAAGAATTTTTGTTAATTTTTGTGTAGTTTGAGACATTATATATTTGTTATTTTCTGACATAAAAAGTTAATTTAATTTTTAGGAATTTCTTTACTTTGCATTCTTACAGGGTCGTAACATTCAGTACCTCTAACTTCTGTATAATCTTGACCATAAATAGATTTGCAAATTTCTAATCGTTGATTTGAAATGTTTATTTCTTTATTAAATACTATAATTAGCATTATTAAAAGAAAAGTTACTAACGATAAAAGAAAAATAAAAGTTGCTGTATCTTGTGTTTTTTGTATTTTTAAAATGGTTTCTACGGACATATATTTTGTTATTTGTTTATTAAAAATTTAAATAAAGTTATTAGATATTTAAATAAATTTGGGTTCATTTCGTCTTCCAATTTTTCTGTTCTTATATAGCTTGTGCCAGAAAAGCCGTTGTTAATTATTTCATTTTTATAAAGTTTTGTTTTTGGCATAAGGTTTATTTTAAAGTTTTAAAATTATTATCAATCACATAAATATTAGATCTAAAGTTATAAATTAGTTCTTGGATTATTTCGGTAAAATATTCAGCATATCTTTTAGGATTTTCGGTTAAAAAGTAGTTGCTATAGTTTGTGTCTGTGTTATTTGTAACAGTAATCATAATGTCATCTTTATTTTCTATTCTTTTAATTGTGATTTCATAAATTAAAAAGTTGTTATAAGTGTAATTTTCCATATTAACTGATACAAAATCAGCTACAGAATAAATTATGTTATTTATTTGAAGATGTGTTTTAGTCATATTTTTGTTTAAAAGTTTAAGTTTATATAAATTGTAAAAAATTCTATTATAAAAAAGAGTATTGCTAGCAAAGTTCCGAAAAAAATGATTTGTAGATTTTCTTTAATCATACTATTAATTCATTAAAAGGCACTCTGATTTTTACATAAGGTTTTTTCTTTAGATTATTAGAAATTTTGCTATTCCTTATCTGTTTAGCTTTTTCAAACTGGCTAATTAAATCTTTGGCTTTTTCTGAGTCTAAAATAAGGCTTATATTCATATCAAAGTCTTCTAAAGTGCCAGTGTATAAATTGCTATCAAGAGTAATCGGCATATACTTGATTAGTTCTTCGCAGTTAATAATTGCAATTGTTTCTTTTGATTTTGGTGTTTGTTTTTGGAGCATAAAAGTGTGGTTATAATTTAAAAGTTATTTCTGTGTTTTTTGGTGTTTTAAGTTTTTCTAATTTTGCTAGTTGTCTTTTTAGAATTGTTAGCTCGGGATTTTCACCGAATTTTTTTTTGATATTTATTATTAGATATTTTAAGGCTGTGGGCATAGGTTATTTTTTGATTTCTGATATTAAAGTTTTTCTAGTTTGTAATTTTTCAAAATCTTCTAAAACAAAATCTAAATCCTTTAAAGTTTTTTTAGCTTTTTCATTGTCAAAGGTTTTTGCTACTGTTGTTTTATAAAAATAAATCCTATTTTCAAATTCTACTTTTTCATTAAATTTTAAAGTTTCTTTGATTGGTTTTTCAAAGTTATTTATAATCTTGTTTGTTACTAAGCTAATTCTTTTTAAAGTGTCTATAATATCTAAATAGTCTTTATCAGTGAGTTTTTGCTCTTCTGATAGTCTAAACACGACAGACAAAATATCATCTGCCCGCCGTGTGTTGGTTTCTAATTCAGTCATAAAAATAAGATTAAAAAGGAGTTGCTACAAATGTGTCTGGGTGTTCTGATTCTTCTTCAAAGTATTTGTCGGTTTCGTTAATATCAATTTCGTCTTCTTTTATTTCTGCTGTATTAATTTTGACAAGTTTTGAAAGTTGAAAACCTCCGTGTGGTTTCATAGTTGCAGGATCAATAATACTAGGTAAGTTCTTAGCAGTTCCAGAGTATACCCATTTTTTACCGTCTTTGTCGTATTTGTCGTTGTAAATAAAGCCGTGTTTTTCAGCTTCTTCTTTAGTAATTTGGATGTTTTTAAATCCACTACTTTTTAAAGTTTCGCCTTTTTCTTTACCAAAAGCTACGACTAAAATAGCATTTTTATCAGTTGTAGTTTGAGTTTGTGGTTTTTTATATTCTTGTTTTTGTGAGTTTTGGGCAGTATTGCCGTCGTCATCTTCACCTTCAATAATTAACCCTAAACAAGCAGTCAAAGCATATCTTTTAGCATAAGTCATAGTAGAACCTATTTCTTGTGGTTTGCCTTGAAAAACTGCTGGGTAATTAAACTCTTTGGTATTACCATCAACATCAAACAGAACAGTTTTTAAACCTTCGTTTGTTGCTTCTTGTATATATCCAAGCCCTGCATTAGCTAATGGCTCTTGTATAGCTTTTTGTATGCTATCAAGTGGTGCATACTTGGACTTGTAGAAAGGATTTGTCTCATCCTTTTTAATTGTTGGCATCGACTTTTGAAAATCAATAATCCTTGAATATATTGTTTTTTCTATCATAAAATATATAATAATTGTTTAATTTAATTTAATTGGTTGAGATTGTGCTATTTCTAGCTGTTGTCTTGTTTCCTTTAATACATCACAAAAAAGAGTATAAGAGAAGGGATAATTTACTTGTTTTGATTGCTCTAACTTGTAAATCAAAGTCAAAATTTCTTTGATAATAGACTCTTCTTTTAGTAATTTTGCTACTTCTGGGTTTTTTTTGAGAATATTAGCGATTAATTGGTTTGAGGTCATAAAAATTTTATTAAAAATAGTATAAAAATTATTATAAAAGCTAGTATAATCACTAAACTTAATATAAAAGTTAAAAGTTTGAACATACTTAATTTAAAATTTCGTTAATTTTTGTATTTGTTTGTTTTAGTTTTGCTAAAAATTGAGATGTTTCCATTTCCGATAAATTAGCTTGAGAAAGTGTAAAAATGACTTGCTCTAATAAACTGTTTAGATTTTGTAATTGCTTAGACATAATAGTAAAAAAAGTGTTTTTGAAAATTAGCCAAAATGTTGAGTGTAGGAGGGAAGGATGACTTCCGTGCTTGCTTTGATATTTATGTGCCGTACGAACATCGCTTTGAGTAATTATTAGTTACCAATTAGCTAAAATCCACTCACTTTCTCTACAATTAATTAGATTGTAATAGCTCACAGTCTATAAACTCCTACACTCAACATTCCAGCTGTAAAATTCTAATTACTTAAAACCATTTCCAGCATTAAGATTAGAATTAAGTAGTCAATTCAGAAGCAAGTTTTGGATTTATTGCCTATGCCAGAAAACTTTTAAAACTTCTGAATTAACTGACTGAATTAATTATATACAACTTTTTTATAATTGTCAAGAGATAAATATATTTATAGTGGTTTTATCCTTATTTTACTTGGTTTTTTAGCTTTTCTATTTTTTAAATTTATTAGTTTTTTTTCACCAAAAAGTCTTTTTATATCAATTATATCTAAATTTGTTTTAAAACGAACTTGATTTTTTTTAGTAGTTATTTTAAAATTTTTATCTGATTTAAGATATTTTGAAATTGAAATTCTACAGTGATTTGTCAAATTTGATAATTCTGTGATTGTATATATTTTAGTCATAATAAACAGTAGTCAACTATATATATTTTATTGTCAAGGGTTTTTTTGGTTGACAAAATTTCAAAAAGTTTTTAATATTTAAATGTAGATTAACTAAGGGTTTGTCTTTATACCCAGTTATCTAATCTTGCATTTGCAAGCTCTTAGCTAATCTATACATAACTAAAATAAAGACCTAGTTTATATATAGAGAAGACCCAAAAGACAGGGTTTTTTGTCTGTTATATAAAAAAATGGAATATGTTAAATTTAAATGAAAAATTATTAGATTTACAATCTGAAATTGGCACAGAGGCTTTTTGTGTCTTATTACAAATTGCTAGATACTCAAACAACAGTTTTAGTGCAAGACCCGGAGTTTTTAAACTTTCTAAATTGACTGGGTTAAGCCAAAGAAAAGTAACTATAGCTACTAACCAACTCCAAAAATTAGAGTTAATTAGCAAAAAACAACTTTTTGTAACTGAAAAGCTAAAAGAAAAATACCCTAAATTAAAAGAAAAAAGATTAGGTGCTTTTTTCACTAACGAATATACAATAACTACTGATTTTATTAGTAAGTTTGTAAATGTTAGAGGTTCTACAGGTTATGATTTTTCAGAAGAAGAAACCAACGATAGTCAATTTGACGACATCGTAACTGACGACATCGTAACTGACGACATCGTCAAATCAACCAACAAAGTATTGAAAGATTTTAGAAGTATTGAAAGTTTAGAAGTATTGAAAGAAGAGAAGGAGGCAACCGCCGATTTGAAAAATCAAAAACCACAAAATGAAATAAAGATATTAACTCAATCCTTAGATAATTATTGTGTGAAAATAGGACTGAACCCAAACCAAGAACTAGCTTGGAAAATCAAACGAACAATTAATAACAAACAAAATCCACAAGGATTTTTAGATTATTTAAACAATTACCGATCAAACCAAGATGATTTTGACGAAAAAAAACTCAAATTTATATTTTATCAAGATTATTGGTATAATGATTTTTTGGCTTGGGAAGTAGAAAATAGAGAATACTTGCAAACAATCAAGGACTACATACCACAAACGGAGGAAGACTATGTCAACAATCTTAAAGAATTATTAAATAACCCATTTTTAAACAAATACACAACCTAAAATATGTCTGAAATTAGTCTTGAAATCAATACTGAACCACAAACTTTATTCCAAGCATACAAATCTTGGATGTCCAGTAAAGCAGGAGATAAACTAACTTTTGACGGGCTGGATTTGCTTAACAAATCAATCGGAGACGGATTTTCGGAGGAAACTTTGAATTTAATCGTAGCCGAGTCTGGTTTTGGTAAAACTAACTTTATGATTTTTCAAATGCTACAATTTGCATTATTTGGAGCAAAAACAATTTTTGTAAGTTGTGAGCTAACAAGAAACAAACTAATCCCTAGAATAGTCGCAAGCATAGCAAAAATACCAGTTTGGCAAATTATGAAATGGAAGGAGGAAGGCAAATATGCTGAAACTATGCAATCAGTAGAAAAAATACTTGAGACAATACCACTACGAATTTTATTTACTCAAAGTATAGAAGAAATTTATCACGATTCTTTAAAATTACGACTTGAAAATTATAAATATTTATTTATTGACCATTTTAGCGAATTAACAACTAGCAGTAAAGAAATTAGAAACGATTACGACAAAGAGTTATTTTTTATCAGAGTTTTAGAACAGATGTATAAACAGGACGGCTTTACAATCTTTATGGCTTGTCAGTTTAAGAAAGGTGGGGAGAGGGGAGTTGAACACGGGCTACGAAATCAAGACGATGTGAGAGGAGCTAGTGAGCTTGTAAAAAAGGCAAATACCTTACTTTACCTTTATGAAACTAAGAAAATGAAAGAACAGCGAGAGATGAATTTCATAAACAAAATATCGGATGCACCGAGCGGATGTGTTTTGAAACTTTTGAAAGCCAGAGAAGGACACGAAGGGCAAAAAATCAAACTAGATTATTTTAGATCCGCTATGCAATTCAAATTATCATCAACCCAAATAATAGAATAATATGTCTGATATAAAAAATCTAATATTAGAAAAAAATTACATTAAAAAATCAATTGTTTGTTATCAAAATGTTTTAGCTGGTTTAGAAAAATTATGGTTTAATAGTGAGGAAATAAGGAAACCAAATATAGAAAAGCAAATACAAAAAACTAAAGAAACCTTAGTTTGGTTGAATCAACAAGACAAAGAACTGTCCGAAACAAAAATCACTTCCGATATGATATTTACACCAAAAAATAACTTTAAAATAACTTTTGCAACAAATTCAACTAAACAAATCAAATTTAATTAAACTTTTATAACTAATCTATGCCCTTAAATTTACACCCAGAATACAAAGCAAAAGAGGAATACTACAAACCAATAGAAGATTTAATTGACAAAACAGTCAACTATTGCGATATGATTTGTAAAGTTGTCCAAATCTCAAAATATGTAGAACCTAAAGATTTCTATATAGTTGGTTTTAGATGTATTTATATTTTAAAAATACTAGAGCCAACAAAAGAACAACTGGAACATTTTAACGAAGGTTTTTTATATACTAATAGCTGGGCATTAATAGAAAGAGCGGAATTAATTAATAACTAACTTTTTATGCACTACAATCAATTTCACGAACAATTTAATAGGATTTTTAAGCTAATCCACCCAGACGACGAAGAGCTAATTAGCTATTCACTAGATACTAGAGATAGACACGGCAACGACAACTCTACTGATTATGTTTTTGAGGCTAAAGACTTTTGCTGTTTTTCAGATTTTCTACAAAGGGAATTTTTAATTTTAGAATTTACTGACAAAGACGAAAACGGAGAGTGGGTTTTGGAGCAGGGAAGTGGTGTGAGTTTAAAAATAACTTCTTTACTTGAACAGAATAAGAACGGCAATATTAGTTTTGAAAAGATGAGGAAAGAAATAGATAAACAACTTTCAGAAATAAGAGATTTATTTTTAGCAAACTGCATACCCTCAAACGATTCCGAGTTAGATAAAATCAAAATTGAAAATTTAAAATCAATAAATTGGTAAAAACTTTTCTTAACTCTAAAAATTTAATTAAACTTTATGTATTTAGGACTCAAACAAACAGCCTACGACTATTTGAAATCTCAAGGAAAGTTGATACCAACAATCAAAGAAGATGTAAAGGAAAGGTTAAAAAACAAGAAACTAAACAAAAAGAAAAGGAGCGGTAAAAAACTAGAATTAACTCCAATTGAAAAAGAAATTTTAAGTTTTTTAAAAAAAAAGTAATTAAAAAAGTATGCTCAAACTAATCAAAAAAATATTCCAAGCAATAACTCAAGATCAATCATATCAAATTTTAATCGCAGAAGAAGAAAGGTTATCTAGACTTTCTAAGCAAAGGATAGAAACACATTTAAAATTATTAAAATTATTTAAACCAAAACCAACTAAAAAAATTCAATTATGAAATATATACTAGGAATTGATCCGGGAATTAACGGAGGCTTTGCACTTTTAAATCCAGCTTTAGAATTGGAGGATTTTGGAGCTTTGCCAAACAAAACCAAAGACTTATTTGCAATAATTAAAAGCTGTTATTCTTTAGCTGACGAGCAGATAGAAGTCAACATAGAGCGACCTTTTTTGGCTCAAGCTAGTAATGATACTATTTACATAAATTACGGGCGGATTTTGGCAGTTTTGGACTTGCTAGAAATTCCATACACAGAGATTAGAAGCCAACAGTGGCTCAAACAACTAAATCTTAAAAAACTAACCAAAAAAGACAAACCAAGCACACGATACATACCCGAACTTTACCCAAACCTAGATTTTTCTAAACCTAGAAAGGTAAAATCAAAAAGACCTTTAGTAATTCACGACGGAATAACCGACTCCGTTTGCATTGCACTTTATCAATCACAAAAAAATTAAAAATTTATAATTATGTTCAATAACTCAGCAACAGACTACGAAAATATATTTTCTGATTCAAACTCACTAATACCATCAGAAAACACAAACACTAATTCACTTTTTAGCACACAGCCTATAGAAAAAGAAAACAAAGGTTTTTTTGACTGGTTGGTTGGTAATTTCATAGAAAAAGATTATTGTAATTGTCTTTTAAAAGATGACTGTGGGGAATTCTGTTTAAACTGTCAAAAAGAAATAGAAAAATAATTTTAATAAATAATCAATAATTTATAATTATGTTTAACTCACTAATACCACCAGAAAACACAAAAATGTCTAATAACTCACTAATACCACCAGAAAACACAAATATCAATACACTTACTCCTGACATATTAAAAGAATTTTTAAATAATTTCTCTAATCTTTTTGGTGAGCAAAAATTCAAACAAATGACTGGACATAAAAACACAAAAAAAATTAAAAAAGCTAAACAAAAGCTAGATAAAACATTTAAAAAAATAATGTAATATATGTCAGAACTACCACCACAAAAACCACAACTAACCGACCTTACCGCAGAATTTGAAGCGGAATTAAAAGAATTATCTTTAATAGATATTTATAAATTTCTTAACAATGAAATAGCATATTTAAACTATTTAAATGATAAAGTAGAAGCTACAAAAGAAAATATTTCAAAATATACAGCAATGTTGATAGAAAAAAAATCTGAAAATAAGTAAAATATGGAAAATTACAATCTAATCCGAGAAAAACCTGATTTAGAAAAACTTTTTAGAATTCATTCAGTATCTAAAACAGAAAAAGCATATTTAGACGGATTGGAGTATAAACTTGGTCAACAAATAATAAGACAGGTTAGATTTGGTAGGTGGCTTTTAGATGGACTACTAACAACAAATAATATTATTATAGAATTTGACGGACAACAGAATCATCAAAGTCCAGAAAAGCAAGCCAAAGACGAAAAAAGAGATGATGAGTTTTTAAAAATAGGTTTTTCAATTTACCGATTACAATGGTTTGAATTTGAAAGAGACTATAGACTTTATCAATTAGCACTCAAAAAAGTAGTGGAAACATCTGCAAATCATATCAAAACCTTAATCAAATTGCAAAATCTAAAAAATAGTTTATGATTGAAAAACTTAAAAAACAAATAGAATTTTCAAGGGCTGTAGGTTTTGCTATAGGTGTTTTGAATGGAATATTGTTTGTTGATAGATTGACAGAAAGTCAAATAAAAGCTATAAAAGAGGCTATTGAAGGATTACAAAATCTTAAAAATAGTTTATGATTGATATAAAACAAGGCGATTGCCTAGAATTGATGAAAAACATTCCTGACGAGAGTGTGGATTTGATATTTTGCGACCCGCCTTATGCTTTGGGAAGTGAAGTTATTATAAAACCAGATGGGAAGCCAGATTATAAAAAAGCCGTGGACTTTATGAATAAATGGGATCAGCCAGACGGCACTTTTTGGGAAGAGTGGTTTTATGAGGCTAAAAGAGTTTTAAAACATGGTGGACACTGTTTGATGTTTGGAATGGACAGACAACTTTGGTTTAATTGCTATTATGCTAATTTATCAGGCTTTACCCAAAAACAGTCTTTGTACTGGTATTTTATAAGTAATTTTCCAAAGGCGAGTGATTTGAGTAAGAATTTAGATAAGTATTTTGGAGCGGAGAGGGAGGTTGTGGATATTGTTAGTGCGAATATAGCAAGACCAAATTCAAAAAATTATGATGTTTCAAAATATGAAGCAAACAGAGATGGCGAAACTTTCGGCAGTATTGGTAAAGCTTCAGCTTGTATTAAAGAAATCACAGCCCCCAACACTCCCCTAGCCAAGAAATACGAGGGAATAAAATATTCTGTTGCACCTTTAAAACAAACAAATGAAACTATAATGGTATTTCAAAAACCATACAAAACAGGCTCTTGTTTGCACGATGTTTTGGCAATGGAGGGTGGAGATGATACGATTACTTGTGGTGGGGTAGATATTGAGGGGAATCGGGTTGGAGTTAGTGGTGGAGGTAACAATGGAAGAAATGTTGATAGTAATATTTATGGCAAGCTAGGGAAAACAGAAAAGTCAGATGAAGTTATTGGCAGATTCCCAGCCCAAACATACATTGATTCAGGAGCGAGTGAAATCATTGATTTGCAAAGTGGGGTATTGAAAAGTGGAGGTAAAAAAGCTAACCAAGAACAATACAACAATAAGAATAGAGATGTAACAGGATTTGTTAATACACTAGGAGCAACGAAAAACGAATATACAGCCAACTCAGGCGGAGCTTCCAGAATACTCCACCGTTGCGACTTTGAAGCTGGAGACTATGATTTGTATCATTATTGTCCTAAAGTGTCCAAAAGTGAAAGGAATGAAGGACTGGAGGGGTTTGAGGAAAAGCAAAAACGAACACTGGGGAATGGAATAGGTGGGGTTTCACAGGAAAATACAGCAAAAGTATTTAACGACCACCCAACAGTCAAACCAAAAGCCCTTTTATCCAAAATACTAAAACTATTTAAAACACCAAACAATCAAGTTTTACTTGACCCTTTTATGGGTTCTGGAAGTATGGGAATTTCAGCGGTAGAAACTGGTTTTGATTACATCGGTTACGAACTAGACCCTGAATATTTTCAAATTGCCAAAACTAGAATTGAAAATGCAGAAAAAAAACATTATGAAAAATTATTTTAATTCAATTACAAAATTTAAAAAATAATATATGATTGAAAATCTTAAAAAACAAATAGAAATTTCTGAAGCTGTAGGTTTTGCTATAGGTGTTTTGAATGGAATATTGTTTGTTGATGGATTGACAGAAAGTCAAATAAAAGCTATAAAAGAGGCTATTGAAAAATTAGAAAAATTAAAAAGTTTATGATTGATATAAAACAAGGCGATTGCCTAGAATTGATGAAAAATATACCTGACGGGAGTGTGGATTGTATAATTAGTGATGTGCCTTATGGTATTGGTATTGATACTTGGGATAAGCCGATTGATATTTCTTTGTTTATGGATGAATGTAAAAGATTATTAAAAAAAGAAGGTTTTTTGTGTTGGTTTGGGCAAATGCCAACAATGATTGACTGGATAAACGAAAGCCAGAAAAGATTTAAATATGCCGAACATATTTCTTGGATAAAAAGATTTTGCACACCATCAAGAAGACTTAAAAGAGGACACGAAAGCATTTTTATTTATAGAATAGACAAAACAAATTTTTATCAAAATAAAGGACGGTATGAAGATATTGTTGTGCCAAAATTAGATGTAGCAGGGATAAGTTTAGATGGTATTAAAAGGCATATTTCAAATTTACATTCTTTAATCAATACGGGACAACCAAATTCCAGAGTAAAAAACAAAGGGAAGTCAAACAAAATTTATAGTTATCTTGCTGAATTAGGACAAAAAAAAAGCAAACACGATATTTATGCAAGTAGTGGAGATGCTAATTTTACTAATGTTTGGAGCTTTATGCCAGCAAATTTAGCAAAAAGAAATAAAACAGAACAAGGACACCCCACACAAAAACCTATTAAACTTATTGAAAGGCTTGTAGAAATGTTAAGTTTAGAAAAGATGACAATTTTAGACCCCTTCATGGGCAGTGGCACGACTGGAGTTGCCTGTGCTAATTTAGACAGAAATTTTATCGGATATGAATTAGACCCTGAATATTTTGAGATTGCCAAAGCTAGAATAGAAAATGCAGAAAATAAATTTAAAGAAATGTTAATGTAAAAATATGCAAAAAGATTGGAAAGGAAATACAGTAATTAGGTGGATTTAGTAACTTTTTCTTGACAAAAAATAAATAATATTTAATAATAGTTTTAGATTAAATAACTAATTTATTTTATATGGACTATACACCTTTTACAGACCTAGAAAAACTTCTTTTAAAAAGATTTACTAGCGGTTGGCAATTTGAAACCGAAAACTCAAATATACAAGAAGATATTAAAAATTATACTTGGGAAAAAGAAACCTTAGAAAATTATAATGGTTTTAAATTTAAAAAATTATTTAAATCTGCAGAAAACAAAGTTTCTAAAAATGAGAGAGAAGAAAAAGAATGGCTTTATTTTTGTTTAAGAACTGATAAATGGTTGGATGTATATCGTGCTGATGATTTGCCAACTAATAGCGATAATCAACCACAATCATACCCAGCCGAACAAATTTTTTATGTTTATATGAGTTGGTGGGTAGCAAAAGAATTATTACGATATACTGACTCTAAATTTATTAAATCTGTAGATAACACTGAAGTTATTATAAATTATCTTAAAACATTAAAAGCAAATATAACTTTATAATTATGGCTAGACCAAAAACAATTTTAACTCAAGGAGATATTGAAAAAAAATATCAAAAAATTGAAACTTATCAAGAAAAAATTAGGCAACTTCAATATAAAACCATTTTAGAACAAAAAAGCCTTGTTAGATTTGGATACCCTAGTGTTATTAAAAAACTTAAAAAACCAAAACAAGAGACAAACAAAGTCGTTTTGTATCTTAATAAAGATGAGTTTGAATCCTTAAACAATATAGCTAAGGAGAGAGAACAAAGTATAACAGCCCTTATCAAATCTCAACTAATTAAAAAAGTGTATGTCTAAAGAAATTAAATCAATCAAATTCAAACAGGTAAGAATAATAGAGACAGAGCCGAATGCGAAAATAAGCGATCACGGAAAGTTCTTTGCAGTTCAAAAAGAAGGTTCAGAAATACCCGACTACTGGGTAGGTAAAGAATATGTGGACAGTATAAAATACAAAACTCCAAAAATCCTAAAAAGAGCTGATGGGAGTGTGATTAGTGAGCCAGAGGAGGGAACTACAGTAGTTTTAATTACTGAGCCTGAACATTTTGAAGATAAATATAGAATTCAGCTTTTAACTTTTTATAAAGAGCATAAACTTTTATTAAAATATGGGTATGTTTTTTTGAAAGAAGACGAACATCTAGCCGAAAAAAAAGCCAAAATGCTAACCAAACAGCTAGAAATTCAGTATGAGATTGATAGGTTGAATGCTGAAGAAGGAGAGAATTTTGGGCAAATCTTTTACTTTAGATTATCTAAAAATAAAGAAATAGTAGAGGTTGAATCAACTAATGAAAATGCTTTGAATGTTTTACTTTTTAGCAATAGAACAGCAGAAACAATCTTAGCTAAATACAGCCAAGAAGAGCTGAAACAATACTTAGGAATAATAATTTAAAACTATGTCTAAAAAAAGAAGGTCAGAAGAAGAAAAAAGGCAATTAATTGATGAGTTTTTGACAGCTGAGTTAAGTTTTACAAACTTTGCCAGATATAAAGAAATTTGCCCTAAAAACCTAGAAAAAATGTTTAGACTTAGTTATTACAAAAAAGAGGAAAGAGATAGAATAATAAAACATTACAACGGGCAAAAAGTTTTTAGAAAAGTTAATTTTACTGGGATAAAAGAAACCAAAGAAGAAAATTATACAAGGAGGATGGTTGATAATATAGAGGTTGGAAAAAAAATTGAACTTGGTTTTATGAGAAATGTAAAACAAGTAAGCAAAAAAAACTATAGAATCCTTTATAGAAAGTTTTGTAAAAATCCAAAAAATGAACTTTTAGCAACTTATATAAAAACACTAAATCCTGACTTGCAGGTAAAAAACAAGGAAATCTTGAAATTATTAAAGGATTATGATTAATAAAAGAATAAAACAAGCCTTTGAATTTAATATTGAGGATTTAGGCTGTAGTATAAGTAAATATACAAACTTTTCTTGTTTTCAACCTTCTTTATCTTTTTCACATTATGATTTATATCTTTTTAACAGGTATTTTTTAAATAAAGTAAATATATTAATTACTAGCTGTGAAAACATTTGTTTATTTCCAATTTCTAAAATTTATATTAAATATTATGTTACAAAAAGTTAAAAACAATATCAGACAATTTTTACTAAAAAAACTTTTACTAAAAGATGAGTTTATTTCTCATAGAGGTAATTTTGTCTCTTTTATTCATATTGCAACCTTTATAGAAACTATAAAAAGTATAAAACATAAAAAAGATGAGTGGCAAAAACTCACAGTATTTTTCAAACCTAATCAAGATGAAAGTATTAATATACACGAAATAATAATTGGAGATTATCAAGAACCAAAAAAAACTTTTAACTAAATATTTATGTCATCTTTACAAAATTTTCCACATAAAATTAAAAAAAAACCTTTTTCTGGCAAAGTAAATATCTATTTTCAAGTAGAAAAGGATGGAGAAATAAAATATTTTGCTACTAATACAAAAGGAGATATTTTTGGTGCTTTAGTAGTTGGAGAGAATGAAATAGCTTTTGATTTTTACAATAAAGAAAAATATATATTTGCAAAATATACTTTTGATACTGTAGAAAAATTAAAAAAAGAATTATTTATATATAGAAATAAAGAAAAGATTAAACAACAACAAGAAGAAGAAAAAGAAGGAAAACCTGTGCTTAATAGGTTATTAATTGTTGATAAAATAGAAACTATAGAAATTTAATTAAACTTATTTTTATGTCAGAAAAACCAAAACTTGAAAAACTTATGTTATTATTTTTAATGTCAATAGTAATATTTACAGCATTGGGACTACTTTTAATTAAAGTTTATTTACCAATTCCTATTTTTTTATTTTTATTTTATTTACTTATAAAAACGTTTATTGAGTTCTCTGACCTTTAGCAATCTCTTTTTTACTTAATCATTAATCTTATGTTAGAACTTTTAATAACAATAACTTTACAAATTCTCTTTGTAATTTTAATCGCTACAATATGTTTCTGTTTATTAATCGTAATACCACTTGTTTTAATAATATGGTTTGGAGATTACTTTTGTCCTTTTATAGACCCTTTATTTGCTAAATTTAAACATAAAAAAGAGGAAGTGTTGCAAAACAGAGAGGACGAAGAAGACAATATCAAAAAAATAGAATTTAAAAAGTCATCACTTGAAAGAAGAAAAACAGTGATTAAAAGACATTTTAAAAAAGAACAGCTGGATTTTCATTACAGATATGTTTTTTTTGTTAGTCGTTTGAGAGAAGATATTGAGAATATTTATATTCTTAAATATGATAATGAAACTGGATTAAAAGAAATAGATTCATTACGAAAATATAATAGAAAATATAAGAGTTTAGAAAGTCTTTGCGAAACTTATGAAAAACCATACTTTGATATTCCTTTTTCTTCAATAATTTATGTTGATAGTGAAAGATTAGAAAAATTATTTATAGATAATAATTTTATATTTACACAAAAAAGAATTTTTGCAGAAAGCATTAAAAAGATGTTCTCTGACCTTTAGCAATCTCTTTTTCCTTTTCCAAGTCAAAAACTGGGTAATAATACTCTTGGCTATTGTGGTGTATTCCCATACCATTTACAACATTTAAGTTATTCAAACCACCAACCACAGCCCATTCATCCTTAGTTTTTATCTGATAAAGATATTTTCTAGTCTGTCCACTCGGATCTAAACTATCAATTATCACACTTGGCACAACCATTTTATAATATTTTACCTTATTGTTGAAAGCTATAATTGACCTAAACAAAGCTCTAGGATGTGTCAAAACAGACAATTTAAAATCGTTTTTATTAAAGCTCAAACCTTTTAATTGCTCGCTCTTTAAATCTCTTTTGTAGTGTAAATTATCAAAAAACAATTCCTTAGTCTGCCGAAAAGACTTTGAAAAAAAACCTTTGACATTTGATAAATACATATCAGCTAAATGTTTCCTTTCCCTTTCAATTTCATTTTTAGTCAACTTTTCTAAATCAAAAATTCCCAAAGCGATTAATGCAAGTTTTATAGCTTCATTATTTAAGTTATCCTGTAGTTTTTCATTAAATAATTTTATAGCTTCTTCCTCCGCTTTTAATAAATATTCGTCCGCTAAATTTCTTTTCTCCTCCTCCGAAATATCCAAAGCATAAATTCTATCCAGCTCATCTTTTATATCATTTTCAATTTTAATTAAAGCAGGTAATAAAACCTTTGCGAATTCTCCTTGCAAAAAAGTTTCCAACTCATCAATCAAATCAGTGTATTTTTTCTCCTCCTCCGAAATTTCCACAGTTTCGCCAGCTCTAATAAAATATTTTTCAGCAGTTTGCAATTTTTCTAAAACCCAATTTGAAAAGTCCTTATAGCTTCTATTTACAGCCTCGTTTTCAATCATTTTGTTTAATCCTTCGTAATCAGGGCTAAAGTTGCTATAAATTGAAGTTTTAAGCCTTGTGTTTAATTCTCCTAATTCTCCTACCCCAAATAATAAAACTTTACTATTCAAAACCGAAAATTCGCTTAATTCTTTCAGTTCGCCGTCATCAATTTGTCTAGTTAATAAAACTTGTCCTAAAATATCTTGATGTATTTTTATCAAGACATCTTTGTTTAATCCAAAAGTTTGAATTTTTTTAAACATACTTATTTTTCTAAAACTGCTTTAAAAGATTTGTCTAGTCTAATTTGAATATTTTCCCAAATATTATTTTGTTGTCTTTTATTTATATTTTCTGAATAGCTAACACCAGTAAAACTATCAGATATCTGTTCGTTAGTTGACGGTGCCAAATCAATCTCCTTTTCTGTTGGTTTTATAAATTCAAACCCGCCAGTTTGTAACATTGCAAATTTATCAGCAGTTGGAACTACAACAACCCCACTTGCAGAAAAAGTTTCGTTTGCTACTTTTAAATTCGCAAAGTAGTTGCTATTTTGTTTGTCAACTAATTCTTTGATTCTTGCCTCCTCGCTGGTGAATTGTCTTGAAATTGTAAATCTATATTCTGTCTCGTCAAAGTTTGGGTCAATCAGTGGTAAAATACACTTATTAACTATATTTTCAAACTCTTGTGCCACTGGACGGATTGATTGGTAGAGTTGGTCTATTGATTTTTCATAATTGTCATATTTACTTAAAGAATTATCAAGCAAAGACGGGTCAAAACCCATAGCTTTACAAATATTATCACTATTCATTTTTGAAGTCTCGGTCGTTCTCATTTGACTTGCATTCATCTGAATAGGTTGGAAATTTAAAACTCCATCTAAATAATGGAAAGCTCCAGAATTTTCAATTGTATTCATTTCGTGAAATTTTTGCTCTATCATTTTGTCTTGCATTTCAATAGCTTGTTCATCCATTCCAGCTTGTCTCAAAGAGTTTTTATCAAGTGAAACCATTGTAGATGCTTTCATTCCTTTATTATAAATTCCGTCAATAGCTCTCATCATATTATATTCAACCACAGCATACTTGTAAGCTACAACAACACCATTACTAGCGAAAGCATAATTTCCGTTTGGATTTGACACTTTAAAATGATAAATTCTCTTGTCGTCTCCTTTAAATTCATAACCTAATTTAGCTTGCCCATTTTTGTCTAAAATACGATATTTTGCTACTTTAAGATCTGTGCTATCTTCCCCTAACAAAACTTGCACTCTTGGTCTTCCGTTCATTACAAAAGGATCACAGTTTAAAATCATTTTGCCGTTTTTCTTTGTAGGATAAATTAAAGCATTTCCCAAACCTAAACCCCACTGTGCAATCATTAAACTTTTAAAAATATTATCAAGTCCGTGTTCGTTTAATAATCTCATATATTCCCTCCCAACCTTGTTTTGTTTATATTCTCCGTTTTTTTCAATCTTATTTACTCTAAAACTACTTGACATCATTAAATCAGAATTTTTTGTAAATATTGCAAACCAAGTCGGACAAGACATAAAAACCTCTGTCAACTGTAGCAAATTTAGTCTGCGATCTTCTATTGGTGCATAATTATATTCACTCAAAATATGGTTGGTAGAATTAGCAAAATTGTTGCTTTTGTAATGGCTAAGGTTGATAATATCCTCAAGACTTCTTGTTGCATATTTAGACATAATTTTTGATTAATTTATTATAGGCTTCTAACCCAAGTTTTTCTTTAAATTGCTTTTCAATTACATTACTGTAGGCTTGAATACTAGCATTTTGGTTGAATAGCCATTTACCGCAGACCGCATAACGAATTCCGTCACAACAATGGTCATTGCCGTCGCTTGGTTCGTTTGAAAGATTTGAGCCGTCGCCACTTGGTAGCCAGTGATAAGTTGTAATTTCCTGAGCTATCATCGTGCTTTCCTCCGTATAAACGAATTTATAACCTAACATAAAATTAACCCCTTCAACCCTACTTCCTGCCTTTTTGTCTATGATTTCAGCTCTTAACCCCCAATTTCTTAAATCGGCTACCGTGCTTGGTGCATTATCACAATAGAATTTATATCTTTGAAAATTTGGAATAAGATTTTTAATATTTTGAAATATCATACCATTTGTCAAGCCTTTTTTATACAAAAAACAATGCACATAAAAAGTATCATTTACTTTCTTTACTCCCACAATTGCTGTCGGATCTTGACTAAAACCAAAGTCAACTCCAAAGGTTGGCACGGCATCAATTTCAGTCCACCGCTTATAATTTATACTTGCTTCCCAATTTTGGAAAACCAAACCAGCCTGTCCAGAACCAACTAAAGCTAATATTTCGGTTTTATATCTATGCTGTGAGATTGGGTTGTTAGACTGTTTAAGATGTTCATAATTTCTATAAATTTCTTGTTTATAAAAGTCTAAACCTTCCTCCAATAAACCTTCTAACCACAAACCATTATCAGTATATTTTGAAAAAATAGGATAAACCATTTTACTTTCCTCCAACTTCAAAGTAATATTAAAATAGTCTTCGTGTTCGCTTGGTGATAAATTAAACCACTTTTTAATTCTCCAATCATTTTTACCATTTTCAGGAATATTAAAGGCACAAATAGTCTTTGGTTTAGTTCGTAATTTAAGCGGGTTTGTCTTTTTGTCAACTGGTAAATCAATGTTAAATTTTGGATTATCTAATTCAACCGACCTAAAACTTGCCATTAAATCGTCAAAGGGTTTTTCATCTGGTAATTCTTGGAATTCGTCAATTACAACATGAGTTACATTAGAATAACCTTTCATCTTAGCTTTCATATCTTTATTACCAAAAAAACCGCTAGTAATAATTGTATGCCCTTTATATTCAATTTTCATTATTTGTTCATTTATCACCAAAAAATCTTGTTCAATTCCATTAAAAGGACTTTTAAGCATACTTACCAACTCCGCCCAGATAGTCTCCCGCAAACTTCCTTTAATATATCTCATCAAAAGTATTTTATTCTTGTAAGGTGTCAGTTCACCAAGTAATAAATTTAGAATATATTGACAAACAAAAACAGAACGACCAGCCCCGCGACCACCATATAAAAAAATCATAGGTAAATCCGTTGTCAATGCAGGTTGATAAATTTTATTTACTTTAATTGCCATTAATTCTTATGTTTAATTTACTAAATTTGATATTATTTTAATTTCATTTCTGTCAAATAATCCTGCACTATTCTTTTTCTGCTCTTTGGTAATAAAACCTTTTTCAGCTAGACTTGACAAGGCTTGAGTGGTTTTATCTCTACCGATTCCCAGTCCACCGCTTCCTTTCATCAACTTTTCTAAATCTTCGTCAGTAGTTTTTATTATATCTGTTTTATTTTCTAGCTGTGATAATAATTTACTAAAAACTGCAAACTCATCTACAGTGAGGATTTCAAAAGGAAGTTTAAAAAATGATTGTTTAATTTTCATACAATTTTACTATTAATTTCTTGTTTAAGTTTTTCCAACTCGTCAAATTCAGTCTGCGGATTTTCTGTCAAGGCTTCTTCAATCTGCTTTGCTAGCTCTAATCTTTCCAACCGCCGTTTTTCTTTTCTTAATTTTTTTTGTCTTGCATCTTCAATTTCTTCAATACTTTTTTTTCTTTCAGTGCTTAAAAAAGAATTAGTCAAAGCTGGTTTTTTATTAATAACTTTTGCTACATTAAAGCCTGCTGATGTCAAAGTATGTATATAGTTACCCGTCCATTTTCCTTTTTCGTCAAGTTCATTTGTAGTGATTATACAAGACAAAATACAATTTTCTACTATTTCGGTATGTCTCCATTTACCTTTTGTTGACATCACGATTAGCTCTTTTAGGTCTTTGTTTATTAGAATTTTCAGAAGTTTCCTGTCTTTTAGAGGGATGTATCTCGTCTTATCTTTTTTACGGCCTACTTTTGATTTTTTTTTATTTTCGTTATAAATTTTTGCCCATTTTGGCAAGGCTTTTTTTATCAAGGCTCGGTCGTCAAGACTAACAAATTTACTATCTCCGATAATTTTTTCAGCCATAAATTATTTTTTGAGGTAATTTAAAATAATTAATTTAAACTTGTCAAATATACACGAAAAAACCGCCTGTTTTAGAAGCGGTATGTGTTGGGTTGGGGTGTTTGTTAAGATTTATTGTATTCATTGTAAAACTCTTTAAAATAAACAGAGTTTTCAAATTCATCAAATAAAGTTGCAGTTTCGGGGTCGTTTGTTAAAATTCTTTCAAATTTCCCTAAAAGTTTAAAATTAGTAATTTTAGTTAAACTTGATGCTTTTTCTTTTGTCATTTTTTTAACTTCAATTAAAAAGGTGTAAAATGGTGCTAGTTCGTATGTGTGTGTTTCGTAAGAAAGGCAAGTAAAAGTTTGAGACATAAATAATAAATAATAAATCACTATAAATATTTATTTGGGTATAAAATTACATTGTTTTCGGTGAGTATTTCAATTAGTTGGTTTAGTAGTTCTTGATCAGTTAAATTGTAAAATCCTCCGAAATATTTATCATTTTTTATAATACATACATATTTAAAAATAGAAGATTCTACCTCGCCTTTTATGTGTGCTTGTCTGTAAAGTGTACCACTGATATTATCTTTTTCAATAATGTAGACTTCCTTGTCTCTTTCTAAACAGTTTTCGGTGGGAGATATTTCAATCATCATTTCTTTTCTAATTTTAAAACCTAAATTTTTGAGAGTGCTGGTTAATTTAGTTTGTGTTTTTTTAGTATGAGACATAATAAATATTTTTATAGTTTAATTTTTAAATTTTTTGAACATAAGAGTCTAAATAGTAAATATAAGAGTATTCACCATTTTTTACTACCCATCTATACTGGTCTGTAGTTCCGCCAATATATTGCTCTGTAGTTATTACCTGACAAGTATCTGATTTAGTCAAAAGACTTTTTATACGATTTTCTATGTATTCTTTAGCTTCTTTTTTGCTTTCTGCAAAGCCGAGATTAACTAAATTGTCAAAATTTCCGTTGATTGTTTCTATTAATGAAATTATAAAAATATAAGACATAAAATTTATTCAGTTTCTAATTTAAAATAAGATTTTGAAATATTTTGTAAAAAGTTTAATTTTTCTAAAAAAGTATCTGTAATTTTTTGGTTTGAGTATGTAGTTTCTAAAGTCAAGGTTTCTGTTTTTTTGTTATAATTTAGAATAAAATTCTCGTCTTGGAATAATGTTATTTCTGTGCTGTAAAATGATAAATCACCTTCACTTTGTATAGGACATAAAAAAGATTTATATTTTTTTGAAATATTGTTTTGTAGCTCTTGTATTTTTGAAAAATTAGACATAAGTAAATAGTAATAAGTTGATGTAAGTAAAGTATAATATAAAATTTATAAATTGTCAAATAATAGTATATAAAAGAGTTAGTTTGCGGCTATTAAAAGCTAAATATAAATTATTTGAGTTTCAAAATTCGGTCAAGATAAAAAAGTATTTAAATAAAAGCTGGTTCTGGT